GGAAAATAGGGCTGCGCCGGCTCTTATCATATATACCATATTCCTCAATAGCTCAGTCGGTAGAGCGCATGACTGTTAATCATGATGTCGCTGGTTCGAGTCCAGCTTGGGGAGCCAAAGCACACACAGGCGAACCGTTGGTAATAATCAATGGTTCGCTTTTGTTATCAGTTAAGAGAATAAAATAAAAAAACGCCGCCGATAAGAGCCCCACAGCTCTTACCGACGGCGAATTTTTTGTCTTACATTGATTTAATAAATGCACCCGGATAATCTTTTTTCACTGTTTTAAGGTATGCCTCAGCGTTCTCACGAGACTTAAATGCCCCGACCTGGACGTAATATGTCTTGCCGTCATCGCTATCCTTTGTCAGCTCGGCAGCTACACGCTTTTTAAACGCCAAAAAACTTTCAGGGTGCTTGACGTACCATAAGGGACAAAGTTTGCCCGTTACATCATAGTGCCTTATGATATCGTCCGAAGTCAAGTTATAATGCTTGCAGAGATATGCGCAAAGCTCGACAAGGCTCTGCTCTGTAGCCTCGTTAAACTTGCCCGATGTGTCAGGGTGGCAGCACTCAATGCTTATGCTGTAGCCGTTTGCCTGGTTTGTGCAGTAGGACCATTCCGTCAGCGGTATGCACTGTATGATCTCGCCCTCCAGTCCGATTATGTAGTGCGATGACACATACCGTCCGCCGTTTTTCTGGTTCTCAAAGTAGTTGCGGTTTGCGATTGCGGTACTTCCGGGATTGCCTACATAATGCACGGCAATTTTTGTAACCTTTTCAAGCTTGATGCCCGGACGGCTGTACTTGTTGGGCGTGAGAAATTTTTCCTCAATTTTCATGGCTATTACCTCCTGACTTATCGTTTAACAGGTCAATTATCTTCGATAGGATCTTCTGCACACCCGAAGGCAGTATGCCCATCAGTCCTGCCGTCTCGCAAATGGAAATCAGCTCCGAGGCGCAGAACGCTATAATCACAGCGTCCCGAAGATAATCCACATTGAGCAGCTTGTCCGCATAATTGGCACACACAACAATGACCAGTGTGCCAAATTTTTTTACTATGCCCTGCCAGCAGGCACGGGACGACAGCGCCCCGTTTTCCGATTTGTCGGATTTGTGCCACCACATGGCGTTTGCCAGCCCCAATATAAAATCCGCCGCCATGAAGATAAGCAGCGTAATAATGGCATTGTCCCAGCCGCCCAGGGCTGCCGAAACAGCCCCACCTATTGCACCGATAATGGCGCATACATATGTTTTGATGTTCATTGACATTTTCATTCCCCCTCAGATTTCCTAACCACAGGAATATCAAATTTTTTCAATTTCTCTTCCAGCTCGTTAATCTCGTCCCTGACAGCCTGCCTCTTGGCGTTTAATTCGGTAATGTCATACGGTGCAGGCAGACCCATCAACGCATATTCATAGCACTTGGCTATTTTCCAGTCCCCAATAGGACTGGCGCTATCCGACAGTTGCCAGCGGCAGTCAGCAATTTTCTGCTGGATTTCATTGTACGTATCCATTTGTCGTACCTCCTCAGCCTATGCAGAAACAGGGGCGCACGCCACCCATAGATGACGCGCCACTTGCATTTGCATTTCCCGTACTTGTTACACCCGCAAAACTGGTATTCCATGCAGTTGATTTGCACCAGAACCAATTTCTATTGCATATATACTTTGGATTTAATCTAAATATCGGAAATTGACGATAATTCAATCCATTATCATATTTACCACCGAATATGGTGCTGCCATATATTTCTGGTTCAGACGGCAGGTTGATTTTAACAGTTGCCCATACGCAACTATTTGCAGAATTTCCTGATACACTATTAGTCAGATATTCACTGTGCAATAGCAAATGGTTGTTCAATTTTGCGTCAAAATGCGCATTATATACAGGTAATACGGATGTAAACAGAAAACTGCCAGTATATCCACCATTATTTGTATTCGTACCATTCATTCGATTGGTTCCAATATTCTCATCAGGCACAATAACAGCGTGATGCTGCACAAATGCCGTGTCGCCTGTATTCAGGTATGTATCTATTCCAGCAATGCGGAATTTGGTATTGTATGTGACAGTCTGGGTCGATTCAACCAGCGATTTTGTACCGTCATCACCGGTCTGTTCCACAAAACAGGGAACATTTTCAATGCTTCCCGATAGCGTGAAATAGTCACCGATATAGATATCAGAAAAACTTCCGTCACTAATCATAGCGCAGATATCATTGATATCATACCCCTTGGCGAATAAATCATCGCCACGAAAGATATTATTATGATTTTCGCTAATAGACGTGGGGTTTATGTCAACTGTCTCACCCCCTTTCTGTGCCACCTTAAAACGGTTGCCACCGTCATACTGCCCCATAATAGTAACAGTCCCGCTGCCGTTGAGGTACAGTGTGCCGTCGCCGAAAATATCACCGCAATTTGCAATGACTACGCTGCCGTCTTTTGGCACCGCAACAACGCCGTCAGCACCTGCTGTGCAATCCGCATTTACTGTGGAAATGTACACAGGTGCGCTGCTATCGTTTCTTACCGCAAAATATGGATATCTGCGGTCAAATGTTACGGTTGTCACGCCGTTAAGCGTAACGGTTGCTTCTCTTGTACTGATAGACATAAAAAATTCACTCTCTTTCAGGTTTTAAAAGTCTCATAAAACACTTTTTCTGCCCTGCACAGCTCCGCTGCTATGGACGGGTAAAGTGATGCTGTGCTTGGCGCTGCATACCCGTGCCCATGGTCGCACCTCCTTTACTGAGATGATGAAATGAACCAACTATCTGTAAACTGCCCCACACCATACGAATTGTGGTCGAACGTTAACGCGTTTGACCATGTATCACGTTCTGTGCCGCTTTCCCAATATCGCGTTAAATCGATGTGAACCTTTGTTATTGAAATGCCGTACTCAATACTTTTTATTCTATAAAACGGTTTTTTTGTGGTTGCTTCATTCCAGCCAACGTTTGTAGAAAATGCACGTCCCGTCGATAATTCACCATTAGATAGATTGACAGCTTTCCACATAGGGGCTAACGTCCAATATTTCGATTGCGTGGGGTGTGGGGTTTCATCGAAATATATACTGATTTGTAACGAATTTCCCGAATTTGTAACGGTGTCAAACTCGCCCGATGACAGGTCGAGGTATTCGTTTGTATTTTCGGTATCGCCCGACCCCAATGAGTTTGGTACATTCTGTCCGTCGTCCGTCGTGTTATCGCTTCCACCACCCGTCGCATACTCATACAGTTTCTTGTATTTGTCGGATACGTTCACGGGGTCAAACCCGTCACAGCCATAGTCGGACGCATTATACACACCTGGTTCCACCACGGTCAATGGTTGTATGTTTGCTGCTGCTTGCACATCAACAGTCACAGGGCAATATCCCGTGTATCCCTCAGGCGCATTATATACTCCGTTTTCCGTTATCGTTATAGGTTTGACCTTTCCGCCGCCCGACATCTTAGCCATATATGCCGCTTCCAGAAAAGGATACGGAAACATTATTCCACCTCCTCCAAAGTCTCAGTCCAGTTTTCCACATCAATGGTCAGCTTGGCTTTTTTGCTGCCCGAGTAGATAAACCAGAACACATTATCGCTGCTTTTGCCTTTGTCGGAGGGCGCCGCCAGCGGAAGAAATCTGTTACCGACCTTCACAATAGGCGCTCCCTCAATGGGTTGGTAACACAGTAAATCAGTCTTTGCCATCAAACCGCCTCACATTTCTATCCTCAGTCCAAATCCCTTGTCGCCTGCAAAAAAGCAGCCATAGGACTTGTTTGCATCCAGCTTGCCCTCCAGCTTGCGGCTGTACAGATCATGATACTCACTGAAACTGCAATCCGCCTCAGGCGCAGAAACATCAGCCACGATTCCCAGTCCCGTGAAATCAAAATCAACACTCAGCACAGGCAGCTTGTCGCCGCCGTATGCAAGGAAATCACCAATGTTGTACAGATAATCAGTGATCATCTGCGAACATTCCCAGCCGTGATATGCGTATTCACCGCCGCTGCCGACTATCTGCGATACCATCTGCTGTACAGCCGCCTCAGTCAGATACCGCCCGGAAATGCGTTCAGTGTGCCGCCAGTCGGAGCCCGAGGCATACTCATTGCCATACGCTTCATCAGTGGCATATACCCCCGTAATGTGTTTCGTGCCCCGCCTGATGATCTCCGTCCTGTCGCTTTCCGCAGGCATTTCCAGCCCCGAAGAGGGCGCAGCAAAAGGCACAAACGCCAGCACACCACCGCCGTCATGCCAGTATCCCACATCATTGTGTGACAGGTCGCTTAGTATGGCCCTGCACGTCTTTCCGGCAAAATCCTGATAGCACAGCTGTGCCATGCGCCCCGAATATCCGCCCTCGGTGAAACCACACTGGGAGGCAACCGCCCCCACGATTTGAGCAGTCGGATACCATTTCAGCGTCTTTCCGTCAGTGTCAAACTGTGTGTAATTACTGTAATCAAATGGGATATCCAGATTTTTGCATAGGTCATACGCCGTGATGCTTGCCACGCCGCCCGAATAGGACTGCTGGGCAATGTAAAAATCAGGCAGCAAATAGCCGTTAAATGTTACCTTGCTGCCCTCGATAAACGGCACAGCCGACCATACATCACAGGAAAATTCCGTTGTGGCCACACCGTCAAATCCCTTGCCTTCCAGCGACCGCCTCAGCCTGATGTTGGCCAGTACGTCCGCACCGTATTCCGTACCCTGATAGGTTATCTTGTACGGCAGGCTAAAGGCCTGAGCCCGTGAGAGGGCAGGTCATAGATACGGATATGTTGTAATAGTCCACCGTGCCGTCGTTAAATACAGGCACACAGCGGATAGTCGGGCGGTCAAACACATTGGTCTGTACCGTGGGGCATTTGTATTTTACGGTCACCTCGTCCGCATTGCAGGCGGTCACAAGGGCAGCTGCTACCGTGTCCGACAGCACCTGAAAATCAGCCGACAGACTGACGCTCACACCCAGACATTTCTTACGTTCCTTGCCGTTTACAGCAGTGAAGCTGTCCGAATACACAGGCGCTGTCGATATATCTACAGCCTCGCATATAACGTGTTCGGACATATCCACATTGCCGATTTTTAAGATCGTATCATTCATGCTTTAACCTCCGCTGGCAGTTTTAGCCCGCTTGTTTTCCTGCGCAACAACCTTAGCCACATATCTGCCGTCCAGATCAACCACCTTGTAAACAGGGCTGCCCGACGAGGCAGATGTGCGCTTGACCGACGCAGATGTGTCCTGACTGTCCGCCGCCGTTGTGTTTGCCGCCGATGTGTTGGCGGAAATGCTCGCTGAAGAGTTGGCAGCAGATACATTCGCCGCCGCAGCGTCAACGTAATTGCCGTCAAAAACGTCCTTCATGGACTGCTCCCAGTTAGCCTTGAACGCTTCCATAAAGCTGTCGCCAAACAGCGAACCTGCGTCAGTACCTAACTTCTCGAACTCGTCTGAGTTTTCCGTCACCATGTTGGCAATGATGTTGCTTACGCCCTCATCGTCCTTGTACAGCGACCTGATTTTCGAAAGCTTCTTGGGGTCCTTCAGCAGCTGCGTTGCATAGTCCAGCGCCGCCTCCGGGTCTTGTTTGAGCAGTTCGGTTATAAGGCTGTCAGGCACATTCTTTTCATACAGCTCGGCGATTTTTGATGTCAGCTTTTTCTTGGCAGCCAGCTTTTTCTCAAATCCGCTAAGGTCTATCTTGTTTGACTTGGTTTTAGCCCCCGTCCGCTTGTCCGTTTCCTCAGAGCTGTTGAAGATATCGCCGCTGCTTCCTTTCAGACTGCTTGCCAGACTGTCACGGGATTTTACAACGCTGTCATAGGCTTTTTCAAAAGTGTCCCGCTGCTTTTTGGCAGCGGTTTCAGCCTCTTTCGCTGCCTTATCATCGGTGCTTTTCTGCTCTTTCAGAAGTTTAAGGTTATAGTCCTTGTACACCTCAGAATTGTGGTCAAGGCTCTCAATAAATGCCCTCTCCTGCTCCAAAAGCCAGCTGTCGTCATAGCCCTTTTCCAGCTGTTCGGTCTCCAGCTCACGGAACTTGTCCTCGACAGAGGATTTAAGGGCGTTTTCAGCGTCCTTTTTAGCCTGCTCCGCTTCTTTTGCACCCTTTTCAGCTGCCTTTGCCTCGGTGTCCGCAAGCTTGTCATAATGCTCCGTTACCTTGTCATAAAGCTTCCACCACTCAGCGTCTTCCTCATTGCGGTACTGTTCGAGCAACGCCTTTCTGTCCGCCCAGTATTCTTCTTCCGTGACCTTGTGGACAGCATATTTGTCCTCCAGCTCTTTGAGCGCCGTATCAAGCATTTCCGACTTATCTACCACGCCGTCAACGCCTGCATCGGGCATACTGTCAGCTATAGCCTCGGAAACAGTTGTGCCTGCTTCCTCCGCCGCCTCTGCCGTGTCATCAGCCGAGGCGCTCAGACTGTCCGCAAGCTCCTTGTATGCTCCTGTCAGCCCTCCGTTCTTGGCTTCCAGCTCGTCCAGAGCTGCCTGCAAACGTGCGTCCGCCTCTTCCTGTGACCCAAGCACAACATAACCGTCATCTTTTGCCATATTGTCAGCAGCCTTTTTCATAGCCTCATTAAGTCCTGCAATGGTGCTGTTGGCACCCTCAGTCCAGTCAAATGATTTAAGACCGCTTACTATGTTTTCACAAATAGACTTAGGCACATCGGTTATCAGCGCCTGTCCTGCGTCCATCAGGGCGACCACAAGCTTTTCGATGATAACAGGTGCCTGCTGCAAAAGCTGCGGGATTGATGCCGCAAGTCCCTCCGCAATGGCTCCGATAAGCTGCACGCCTGCGTCAATAAGCTTGTCCGCATTGTCCAGCAGCGTTTCGGTTATCGTCAGAGCTGCATTTACCACCGCAGGAACAAGGCTGTCCAGATTGTCCGTCAGCCCCTGAGCCAGAGCCAGCACAATGTCCACAGCACCCTGTGTGATGATGTCGGCATTGTCAAGAATAGCCATGACGAGGGCGGAGCAAAGGTCAGCCGCAGAAGAAGCAAGGTTTGGAACTGCCGAAATAAGCCCCGACAGCAGCGTGTCGATTATCTCGTCCGCATTATCTGTTACAATAGGTATAGCCGTGTCAGCAATGGAAGAAAGCGTGTCAAGCAGAGCCGCAATAAGACTGTTTGCGCCGCTTATAACATCGGGGAGCATATCTTCAAGTGTCTGCGGTATCAAAGGCAGAATGCCCTCCGCAAGTTCGGCAATGCCCGTCGCCATCTGCGGCAGTACCGCCATAATGCGGGGCATAAGATTGTTCGAGAAATTCAGAACACTGTCGATAAGAGCCGAGATAAGCTCATCGAAATCCTGCGTCGGGTCAGCCATACCCGTAAGCATATTCTGCCACGCCGCCGTCATACTTGCCATAGATCCCTGCAATGTGTCGGCACCCTCAGCCTGGGCATATCCTGCAAGCCCCTGCATTTCGATGTAGTCAACAAGTGCATTCTGACAGTCCGCAAGGTTGTCAATAGTGTATCTTGTTGCATCTCCCTGAGCTTCCTTGTATGCGTTTACCTTGTCGATAAGCTCCTGAAAGCCCTCTTTTGTGGGGGTGATGCCTATCTGCAAATTATCGAGCATTGTGTAGTTGTTTTTCATAATGCCGTTAAAAGCATTCTGAACATTCTCAGCTGTATTGCCCGTAGCCGCCACGATATCAGCCTCGGCAGTGACTATTCTGTCGGCAAGCTTTGCCGCACCTATCTCATCGCCGCCCATAGCGTTTTTTAAGCCTATGGCAAAGCCGTTTACCTGTTCAAGATAATCATTCTGGGACATCTGAATGTCCTTGTAAGCGGTCTTGGCTTTTTCCGCAATGAAGTCATAAGCCTCACCGAACATCAATTTCGCACCGCCTGCAAGCTGCTCATAATCCCCGAAACTTGCGATTGCCTCTTTAGCTAAAGCGCCCACAGCCGTCGCAGCCGCAGCGGAAGCAGCAAGGGCAGCCTCTGCGATAACGCTCATAGTTTGGGTGGCAAGCTTGCCGACATTGCCCATAACCTTCTTGAAATTGGCATCATCGCCCAGAATCTTATAAACTATCTCGCCAACATTCACTTACCCTCACCTCTCATTCTCTCCATAGCCTCTCTGTGAATGCGCTCGACCTCGTCAAGCATAGCCCTGTCACGTTCAGCAGTGTTTTTGAACCTCTGGACCTGTTTCTTCTTCAGTGCAAAAATGCGTTTGAGCCGTATCACCCTTGACCTTTCAGCCGATGACTTTATTTCCGACAGTCTTTCGGTGCGTATGCCGATTATCTGTTTGAGCTTGCATTCATCGGGCAGCCCCCGAAACAGTGCACAGAAATCAAACCAGTGCAGCTTTGCCACGTTCAGGTCAATGCCGTATGCGTTCAGGAAATCAGCGTAAAAATACGCCTCATCTTCCGAAAAATCAAAGCACGGCTCACAGCTCTCCGAAACGGAAGACCGCTTTTCTTTTGCTTTCGGAGCAAGTCCCAAAATGTAAAAATCGGTTATAGCCTCAGCCGCCGCAGCTTCAGAAATGCCTTCGGGAAGTCCTGCGAAATAAAACCGCCCCGCAAGCCCACAAGCCTTTTCACCGTCCTTTTCGGACAAAGCCTCGGAGTATTCGCACATAATGCGGAAATCGGGGTCAATGGGAACGGCAATGCCGTCAATGTGCAGTATTTTCGGCTTCGGACTGAACATTTTTCTCCTCCGCAATTTTTTTCGTAAATGCGATGATCTCATCGTAAACGTATTGAAGCACGGCATATCTCTCAACAGCATTCGGGAACCTGTCCGCAAAAATAGCCGCCGCCGAGCCGTCTCCGAGGAGTATATCAATACCCTTGTCAATAGCATTGCATACAACGTCTATATCCTTAGTGCCCTTAAGCGTGTCCTTAAGGCCTGCAAACAGTCCCTTAGCCTTTTCAAGCCTGTCAATAAGAGGCTTCTGAAAGACAACAGGGTATATCTTTTCGTTTATTTCGATGTTGCAGATACGGTCAGTGAATTTAAAGCCCATAATATAACCTCCGTTTTTTTATGAAAAAGCGGCACACGGGAGATCCCCGCATACCGCAGTTTCAGAATTTACTCAGCAGCCTTAGAATAATACTTGTCAGCCGCAAACTCAGGAGCGCTCTCACCCTTTTCGAGCTTCACGAAAGCACCGTTCTTTCTCTCATAGTAACTGTCATACTTGGAAGCCCAGTCAGCAGGAGACACCTTAAGAGCAGTGTAACCGCCAAAGCCCATATATTCAAGCTTTGTGGGCTCAGCGGCAGCCTTTTTGATGCTGCCGCCTACGGAGAGGTTTTCCTCGGGAGCACCCGAACCGTCATCATCGAGAATAAGAGAACCCGAGCCGATCTCGCCCTCACCCGTAAGAATATTGAACCACACATATCTTACAATAGCAGCCTGACCCTTTGCGTATTTCATATCAAATGAAGTAACAAAGTCCTGGAAGGGGTCGCCCTTGTAACGGTCGCACTTGAATGTGATAGTTCTCTGATTGCCCGTCTTTGTGGAGCTTTCGCCGTGGTAGTAATAGCTGTTTGTCTTTTCCTTGGGATTAAGCGATGAAGAACGGTCTGTAAAGCCCATATATGCGACCGCAAATTCATCAACATCAGCGTTCTGCTCTGCCGAAACGTCAATAGCAAGAACCATCTGATCCGTAGTGATAAATCCCACAAATGCAGGGTTTGTCTTGACTTTCGCAAACATTTCCTTAAGTGTCATAAAATCATTCCTTTCATTTCTGTATAAAAAATGTAATTTCGATACCGGCGGTGTATATCCAGTACTGTTCATTGTGCATCGTTGGGGCAGGCAGTGAATTTACTTTTACCTTGACCTGTGAAATGCCCTCGATAACAGGCTTGGAAGCGGCAAGGGTCTCACATATGCCGCAGAGCTTTTCCACAAGCACAGCCTGCCTGTTGTTTGTGTCCATGGCGGATACGGAAAATATTACCGACTGGATCTTGCTCCCGTCATAATATTTCTTTATGTCCTTGTTGCCCGCATAGATGATAGCGCTCTGACCCGCCGCCGATACAACGCCTATCTCGTCAATGCCGCCCAGCCTTTTCAGCTCCTCGGCGATTTTTGTGTAAACGTCTCCGTTCATCGGTGTATCTCCTTTTCATGCGCACGTTTGAAAACAGCCTGCCACTGATCGCCGAAATCCGTTTCAGCCCTTTGGCACCATTCGGGAACTGCATTGGTATTTTTATCTGTGTATGTAGTAGGGCACTTGTATGCTGCTTCCGCATAGGGCATAACCCAGCGCAAAACTCCCTTTTCAAGGTCACTTCCCTGAGAAGCCATAGCCTGAATAAGCTGTTTTGCAGGGATATCACTTGTTTTTATTCCGTGCTGCCCTATCATCTCAGCCGCTACACTTGAATGTATAACGGAGCTGAGAATAAGCGCACCGTAATCCTGCTTGCAGAAATAATTGCAGTCTTTAAGTGCCTGCTCTGACGTAGCAAAAATCGCCTTGTCCATAGCGCCTTTCATATCGCCGCCCGATATGCCGCCCCTTATCTCAATATCCACCCTCACGTCATCATCACCTCCAGATGATGAATATCCCCCTGTGGTGTGAAGAACGTCTCCACCTCACTCACAACAAAGGTCTCACCGTTAAAAATAACCTCGTCCCCCGTCTCAAAGGAAACATCATTGGGCACGGAAGAAAAAGCATCAAAGAACATCTTTGCCCTTACCTCGGGAATGTCGCCCCCGAGAGAAAAGCGTTGAGAGCGGCAAGGCTCAATGCGTACAAAATTGATGTCCGTTTCCAGAGTTTCGCCCTTGCCGCCCCACCCGTCCGAGCTCAGCTTCTCAATGAGCCGTACCTTGTGGGGAAGCAGATAACGAGGGATAGGCGCTATTGTCATTTCCATACACCACACCCCCTGTATAAAAACCCCGCCCGTTCAAGGTAACTCTCAGCCCGAGAGCATATGCCCCTCGCCGCCGCAGAACCGCCGCCCGAAGAAGAGCCACCCGAGGACATCGAGAACGAGCCGAGAGTGAAGCTCTGCGCCGTACCCGATACCGACATAGCCCAGGCATCAATGCCGCCGCACAGCCCCATATATTCAGCCTGTGCGCATACCGCAAGATCAAACTGCCTCATCTCCTCTTCCGTCTCGGGAGCACGGAGAATAAAGCAGTTTATCTCGCTTTCGGCTCTCGTCAGCAGGCGGTCAAGGTCGGGATAGTCCATACCGCCGAAAACGTCATAATAAAAATCCGTACTGACCGCCATACTCTCACCTTTCCTTATGCCTTGATGTTGGCAGCAGTCACGGTGATATAGCCGACAGTGACCGCCTTGCTGTCCGAGTTAAAGCAAACTACCTCGATAACATTGCCCTCGGCAGCTGCGATCTCGGTAGTGCCGCTGGTAAGCGCTGTGCCTGCGTATGCGGCGGAAGTCTCGCCGTAAACAGCCCTTGCGGAAGGATTTACCTTGTACGCATAAGTGCCGCTTGCATCGCCGCCTGCCGCAACGGTGATAACAGTCTTGCCCTTTGTGCTGCCTGCCGCCGCTGTGAGCTTAAGGGAGCCGGGAGCATATACCGCACGGATAGCCACGCTTCTGAGCACCTTGTGGGCATATGCGATTCTTCCCTGTACCGCACTTGCACCGATGTACTTGCCCGAGCCGTTCATGTCCTGGAGATGTACGGGAACGGAGAACTCTTCCGCTCTGGTCGCAAATCTGGGGTGACCTGCGATCATTGCCAGACCCGCAGTCTTGTCATTCCACTCGATAACGTTAAAGCCCGCAATGCGTCCTACGATACCGCTCTGAACTACGTTGTCACCCAGAGATGATGCCTTAACGAACTCAGGGGACTTAAGGATAAATGAGTAGGTCGCAGGGGTAACCAGCAGATAGCGTCTGCCGTCATCGGGAATATTGGCCTCGCTCATCTGCTGCCTGATATCCACGATATCGCTGTAAATGCCGTCAACGGTAAGCGCACCGATGTTGGTAACGGTAGCGCCTGCGAGAAGTACGGTAGCGCCGTCAGTATCCTCAGCAACGGCAAGGGCATAGCCTGCGCTGTCAAGTCTGTCCGCAACAAGGTTGTCGGGGACAAGCTGCGCATCGTAGCCGTCGATAAGCTCATTTACTGCCTTTTCCTTGTCGATGGGGAAGTTGATGTAAGATGTGCTGCCGTGCTTAACGGGAATGCCGTTTGCACGGTCGTAGTCCGATACCTCCACCTCCGCATCTCTTACGGGGATCTTTACAACACCCGCCTTGGGGCTGCCCTCGTAGTCGGTGTTAAATACAACGCCGTTTTTCAGCTTGTTTTCCTGACGAATTTTTGCCAGGACCAGAGCCGAATATCTTTCCTGTGCTTCATGTGCCATAAATTACATTCCTCCTGTTTTTAGATTTTTATGTTGGGATTTTTCGCAAGGAACGCCGCCTCTACGCCCGAAGGCTGCTTGCCGCCGTTCCCGAAGCTTACCCCTGTGGTGACACCCTGAGGGGCGCTTTTTGCAGAGCAGAAAGAAGGGTATTTTGAGATGACCGCATCAATAGCCTTTTCGATAGGCATATCGTCCGATACCTTTGCCATGGCAAGGGCGATAACGTCATCTACAGCCTCGGCAGTTACGCCCTTGGAATAAGCGCAGCACTTAGCCTCAGCCGCCGCAAGCTTCTTCTCGGCGTCCGCCCTGCCATTTTCGGCAGCAGATATCTTTTCCTGTGAAAGCTGTTCGGCAGTTTTCTGACTGTCCTGCCACTTTCGGAACGCTTCCATCTCTTCCTTTGAGGGCTGTCCCTTTGCCGCCCTTTCAAGTCTCTGCTTGACTATTGCGTCAAGTTCTGCCTGGGTAAATGTTTTTGCCGTCTGCTCAGACTCAGACGTAGATACAGCCTTTTCAGGGAGATTTGCTCCGCCCTTTACAGCCTGTGTGGGATCACCTCCGTAGGCTCCCGTGGAGCCATTTTCAGCCTTGTTGGTTTCGGTTACGGTTGTGTTTGTTTCTGCCATTATGATTACCTCCGTTTATAGCCTGTCGGCTTGTTTTTTCCGTCCTCAGTTTAACGCCGTAAGTACGTTTAGGGCATAAAAAAAGCAGCCGTAAAGCTGCTGATTTACTGTTTAACCCCCCCTTAATTTCGAGGGGGATAAAAATAGCGCCTTGCCCTCTTATTGAGGGCAAAACGCTTTAAAAACGTATTAAACTTAGCTTTTTATGTAATTGGATTTTGCTATTTCACCAAGCTCAACAGCGCAAAAACTGATTGCAACATCAATAGCCTGAAGCGTTGTCGATCTGCATTTAGCTAATGACGCACACATTTTTACATGCTTCAGAACATTCAATGCTGTTATGCACTCTTCATCTGTGGGGAGCTTTGATTTGGCGTTTGACTTTGATACCTTTTCCTCTATCATCACCTTAGGCACACTCTCGCATTTTATGTTGAAATGCTTTGCCACCTTGTCAAAGCCGCTTTTTAAGACGATATACAGATTGGGAACATTAACGGGATAATTCGCATTCTCTTTTTTAAAGCTGCGCATATCCTCGCCCGAAAGCAGAATATAATCTTTGCCGTTTTCACAGTGGCTTCTGAGAACCCCGGCAATAGTCGCGCGATGTATTCCGCTGAAATGCTCTATGTCCTTACAGGTCAGCACAGGCATTCCCTTGTAAAACTTATCTACATATTCATACGGCTTATCTTCAAGCTTAAGCTGTTCGTATTCGGGAGTGTGCTCCTGCTTTGCTCTGAAATATGATTTAACTAATGCTCTCTGAACGTCCCAAGCAACCTTGTCTGTAAAAGACTTTGCAAGCATAAGATAGCCGCTTTCGGTGAGAACCAAGCCGCCGTTATTGCTCTTAATTCCAACTGTACGAATTTCGTTCGGTTGAATTTTGTAGAAATCCTCACCCTCAATGAAATGCTCCTTGTTGCGGTTGAAATTTCTGCGGGCTGTTCCGTCGGGTCTGCCGTGTACAGTGTCAATGTCCTTGAATGTGACGACCCTCTGACCCTTGTATTCTTTAATAGATACGTTTGTATTGCCGATTACAATTTCATTCATAACATATTCCTCCTAAAATATTTGACATTCCACAGAGGATATGCTATAATAGATTTAACAAATCCTCTGTGGTTTGGGCTTATAACGGTAACGCTTGTGCTTGGTCGTGCGGCGTTGCCGTTATTTCTTTTTTTCAGCCAAAAGCAAATGAACTCCTTTTCGGATAGCTTCTGTTCTTGTTATGCCGTTTTCCTGACAATATGCTAACAATTTGTCGTGCAAATCCTTATCAAATCGCACTTTAACATCAATATCCTTTGGGTTTTCTGCCTTAGGTCTGCCTGTTCTCGGAGACATCTTCTCACCTCTTTTTGTGTTCCGTAAATTCATTATACATTATGGAACACAAAAAGTCAAGAGGTTTTTGAAAAAATCTTTTCAAGGGTATAAGAAAACCGCCTTGTTACGGGCGGTTAATTGACCTCTCATTCCAATCGTGATATAATCAGCATAAGGAAGGAGGTGTGTTTAATGGTTCGCTATATCGAAATCCCAAAGCCGGTACATTGTCCTAAATGGGGAATTGATATTTGTTTGCTTGGAAAATATTATTTATCCGATGATATGGATTCAAGTACGGGAAAATTCAAGTCGGCTTCCTGTCCGATTGTTGAGAACAGCAAGCTTCACCTGCATAAGCAGGAGACAGAGTATAAACTGCTCAGATGCCTTGAACATCTGCAATGTCCGTTGCTGAAGGCTTTTCCCGAAGAAATCAATACTCAAAAAATCACTCGGATAGAATGACCTTTCTCTTCTCGATCCTGAACTCAAACCCAGCAGCTTTTTCAGAAAGAGAAGCTATATCGGAAGCAAGCGCCTGTATGTCGGAAATACAGGTGCTTTGTTTTAAGAGCTGTGATTTTATATTCAGAAGTTCAAGTGTTTTTTCAAGCTCTGAAATATTGGTTATTCTTTCGGAAATATATTCCACATTCTCACTCCTCCAATAAAAAATCACCCTACTTGTGTAAGGTGATTAAAACCATATTGCTGTTGCTTCCTTGGGAATAGGCTGACCTAAATCCAAAAGCTCTGAAAGCTTTGAACGCACGTGAGCCACATACATTTTCTTGCCGTGCTCATATTTGGAAAACTCAACGTTTGTGACCTCTCGTGTTTGGGCATCAACAGTTACTTTTCCGGCATCACTGCTGTTTTCAGGAATATAGTCGCAGGAAATGCTGTTCCCGTCAAAAACAATATTCAAAAGGCTTACCATATAAGCACCTCCTTATTCGCAATATTTTGCGTAATTATATTTCTTTGAAGCCAAGATGTGGGCTTCATTTTGAGAATACCCTTTTTCCATATAGCGGAGTTCGGCATATTCGTGTTTCAGTAAAACGATATCCTGTTCCTTGAAATCGCCGTTTATAAGCCGCTGCCAAGACTGAGCCATATCATAAGAGGGGTCAAATCGCTTATGCCCTGTCAAGAGGTCGTGTTCGGTGATAAAAACGTGATTTTTTATTTTGTCAATTTTATCACGGCTTATTCCTGTTGCCGCAGATATCTTCTGCGTATCTGTTGTCATATGGCGAACAGATTCATAATATTGAACAGCGTGCTTTTCGGCTTCCTTGCTGTAAGGGTTTAATGCTCCGCTTATTACACCTGTATTCATTATACCACTTCTGCTGCCATTGTCAAGCCCTGATTTCGCCTTCCTCTCCGCCCAAACCGTCTTGCTCGACTTGCTCCGATCATACCCGTAAACCTGAGTGCGGTCATTGTGCTGTTTAAGCCCCGTTTCCTTGCAGTAAGCGGAATACTTCTCCTTTTGGTTTCTGAGCCGTAAAGAAGCCTTCTGCAAGCCCTCAGTGTCGCCCACCTTCTGCAGCATCATACATTCCCGCTTGGCGGCTCTGATGCCACGTTCCATAGCTCTCTGCTGCTGAAACTGCATATACCGCCTGTCATTTTCCTCTTTCGGATAAGGAAAGTACCGCTGGAAATTTATGCCCGGAACAAACGGATATTGAACGTGCCCGCAGTTTATGCCGAAAAGTCCCGCAGGCTGACCGTAGCTCGTTTCCGAAAGGGGAGTGTAATATATCTTGCCACCCGCACCGTCCACAGTAACACCCTTTGAACCGTCACGGCTGAATATCCTGCCCTGATAGGCCGCACACAAGGGACGTGCGCCCATGTGTGAGGAGACCTCGATAAGATTTATCCCGTACTGGTCGCATCGTGCGTCCTGCGCAGCCCTCGCCGTGTTTCCCAGCGTTGACCGCATATCCATCATAACGTAAGCCTCAGGAGACCATTCACGCCCACGCTTGTCAACGAAAGCGGGAATGCCCTTTTGAGCAAGCTCCCGTATGGTTTTCCTTGTTGCTTCCTGCAATGACATCTGCCCCGATACAGCCTTTGCCGCACCCTTGCCCATAATGTCAAGAGCGCCCTGTCTGCCCTCGGCAGTGTCACGATAAATGGCATTGACCGCATTTACATACGCCGATTTTGCCTTGTACCCCATAACCGTGTTCACAAGATTAAGGTCGCTCGCCGCCTGCCGCTGAAACGCCTTGGCCGCATTCATGGCTGAGGTTTCCGCAGGAATGTCCGAGAAATATTCCGACAGCCCCGCAGCATTCGCCGCCTGCACCGCATTGTCAAGATATCCTATCTCAGTCTCAGCCGCCGTCAGAACAGCGTCCATAGCCTGACCGCCCTCGACCTCAGAATATCCCGCAATGATAGCCGCCGCCCGCTTGTCGAAACGTCCTGCCCTTGCAAGCTGCCTTATCCGCCATTTGGACGTGTCGGAAATATCCCCGTCCCGTGAAAGCTGCGCCGCAATTTCCCGCAGGATATCGTCCTCCATATCCAGGAGCACCCGCACAAGCGGAGCAGACAGCTCGTCATACTGTTCCCTTGTCACCTGCATCACCGCCCGAAGTTACAAAGCCGTCACCGTCCGAAACTCCAAGAACAGCGCTCTCGGCGTTTATCCTCTCAAGCTCCCGCTTTGCCGCCTCTTCATCGCATTTCATAACCTCCATAATGGCAGAAATCTTTGACTTTAGCCCCGCCGTTACAAGACTGATGTTGTTTGCGATAAGCGTGTTGTCATCAATAACAACGCTGTCCTTAAACGCCACAGTGACCTCAAGATCACCGTTCGGAACTTCACCCGTGATCATCGCAAGCCTGAGCACAGCCCTGCACATTTCCTCAATGAACTCAACGAGGAGATTTTTCTGACAGCGTATCGTAACAGCCGTCTTGTTTTCCTCGGAAACCACCTCGGTTGCGGTCTTAACTCCGCCCGCCTTGTCGAATGACAGCGAGCCGGGAGAAAGCCCCACCTGAAAGCACAGAATATTCAGCAGAGCATTTATGCCGTCCACGTGTTCTGAAATTCTCAGCTCCACAGTGTTGTCGGTGATTTTCAGGTCCTTGTCCTCATCGCATTTCAGTGCCTGATAAACCTCGTCATCAGCGTCAAAATACCGCTCTGTCTTACCCGTTTCGGGATTGACCACAGTACGAATGCAGGAGCTTGGCACGATTATTCTCTTCTTTCCGAGAACAAACTCACGGGCAAAGCTGTCAAACGCCACATCAAGGGCTTTGAGCGTGTCCTCGCAGTTTGCAAAGCAGCTTATGCCGAGAGGCAGCTCCGTGGGAATGTTGCTTGGAAAATCGGTCTTGAAATACTGAAACAGGGGAGTGTCCATAGCATATGTGAACGTGTCTGCCATATCGGGATAAAGCACCGACAGCGGCACTCTGTCACCCGGAGCATTGGGGTCAGAAGAACGAAACAAAAAGCACTCCACAAGGATATCATCATCCTTGACGGAATGCTTCTCAAATAACGTGTAATAATATTTGCCCTTGGCTGATACCGTGCCGAAAATGCCCTCGGTAATGTCCCTGTTGTCCCATTTCAGCGGATAAAACTGCCGCCCCTCAACAAATGACAGCCGCACCCTGCCCCGTTCTATGTATTCCCTCAGAACACAGCCGCCCTGAGCAAACGCCACCGAAAGCAGTCGGGGAATGTTCTTCCAGAAGCCCTCACGACAGAGGAAATCAAGGATAAAGTCGTCATATTCCTTTGACCCGCAGGATATGTCCACCTGCTCCGCAAAGCACTTGTGAGAAAACTCGTCGCACAGTATCTTTGCCGTGTTCAGCATATTCATCTGCCGCACAGTGCCCCTGTTCAGCCCCGCACGCTTTACCTCACGCCATTTCGGGCGACCCTCGTAAATATCCTGCCACCTGTCCATATAGCCGCTGTAAAAGCCGTTATCCCCGGGAAATTCTTCCTCCGGAAACGCCTGCCGCATTTTTTCTATCATCATCTGCCTGTCACCTCATTTCAATAATATCGCTCATATACGGCTCAAAGCTGTATTCAAAAGCGTCAAGGCTGTCAATGTTGTAATTGCCGTCATCGACACGTATATCCTCAGTAGGATCCTTGTCCCACACCGCCGTGCTCAGAGCCGCAATGAAATTTTTGCACCCCGATATGACCTGAAAACGCATTTGGGACATAATCATATTCGTAAGCCGTATGCGCCCGAGTATCTCCGTCTTTTTGGCATTGCGTATCTGAACGGGAAGCTGTTCTTCGGCACATCTGCATTTGATGCCCCTCAGAAGCGTTGTCTCCGCATTATCGAAATACGCCTCGGGGACATTGAAGCGAGCCTGACAGCGGCGGATAAACGCCACTACATCATCTTCAAGTTCTTTCGGCGTAATAACTTCCTTGCGGTAATATTCATCAAGCACAACGATTTTCCCGAAACGGCGGCTGAACCCCGTGCATATTCCTGCGTGAGCCGAGCCGTTGCCGCCGAAGTCGAAGCCAATGTTTGCAAACAGAATATCATCGGGAACAGTGTCAATTACATACAGCGCAGGATTATCCGCAAACTGCTTGTAAATAACGCCCTCTGCAGATACCCATAAACCCTTGATGTACCTGTCGTGGAATACCCCCGAAAACTGCCTGTCAGCATTTTCAAGCTGTTCAGGGGTAAGAATGGGATTGTCCGACATCAGGAAATGCAGGTGCAGAGCCTTGCGCTCATCAGCCTTTTTTACCCACTCAGTGTAGAACCAGTGATTAGGCGTATCGGGATTGCAGTTGAACCACAGCTTAGCACCTTGCACCGACAGCGTTCTCGCTATAGCCTGATCCACGAAAGAACGTGGCATAAGTGC